CTGACGGACTACTGCAGATTGACAGAAGTATTAGGTTGGATTTGGGGTAGCCCATGTACGGAAAGCTAGACCCCATGCACTGGCCCATAGGTGCTAAGTGGGAAGAGCTTAAGTTCTTGGCTGATGAGCTTGAGCGGTACTCACGAGCCCTATGGTTCAGGGAGCAGATAAGTTTCAGAGTAGTCGTAAGCACCAATGTGTTCTACAACAGTGGAGAACCTAGCTATGAGTTTATTGTCATGAAGAGGGAAGGGTCTGCGAGTTTTGAAGTGCTCGGCAGATACACCGACATAGACACTGCAATCGGCGTAATCAAATTGCTTTTGGGAAACATAAAAGAGGAGTTTCAATGAACGAGGAACGGAAGGTACAGAAGGCGAAGATCTCTCTCATGCGTAACCAGCGGTTCGCATTGCTGTCGGGCATCTTGATGGTGGGTAAGACACGGGTGGACGACAACGTGCCGACTGCGTGTACCAACGGCAGAGACGAGATCTATGGGCGCAAGTTTGTGAGCGGGTTGGATGACGCTGAGCTTGCGTTTGTGATTGCGCACGAAGCTGCACACAAGATGTATCGGCAGCTAACTACGTGGCGTAAGTTGTATGACGAGGATGCAGCCCTCGCTAACCAAGCCTGTGACTACGTTGTGAATCTCATGCTCAAGGACTTAGACCCCGAGGGAACGGTCATCTCTCTTCCCCGCTACAAAGCTGGGCCGATGCGTGGCAAGCCGATGGGGTTGATCGACGAGCGGTTCCGCGACATGAACACCAAGCAGGTGTTCGACATCTTGAAGCAGAAGCAGGAGCAAGAACAAGGGGGGCAATCATGCGATGGGGAGGGAGGCGGGGGTGGGAGTGGCGAGGATTCCGGTGGTTTCGACCAACACGACTGGGGCGGGGCCGAGGGGATGTCGGAGGAGGAGAAGAAGGAGCTAGCGAGGGACATCGACCAAGCTATTCGCCAAGGACTAGCAGCACAGAAGAAAGCTGGAAGTTCCGCTGGCGGACTCAATCGAGAGCTGGACGAGCTGATGCAGCCGAAAGTCAACTGGCGGGAGATGCTGCGTGAGTTTGTCAAAGCCACGTGCCGATCCAAGGACACATCATCGTGGCGCAGGGTCAACCGGCGGCTGATTGCATCTGACATCTACATGCCGTCTCTGATCGGTGAGAAGGTTGGGCATCTTGTGGTGGGTGTGGATACGTCAGGAAGTATTGGTATCGACGAGCTGTCTGAGTTTCTATCTGAGGTCAAGGGTATCGCCGAGGATGTCGCACCCGACAGGGTTGACCTGTTGTATTGGGATACGGAGATAGCAGCACACGAAGAGTACGACAGTAGTTCTGTCTCGGACATCATCCAATCAACCAAGCCAAGAGGAGGTGGTGGCACTGCACCGCAGTGTGTAAGCACGTATCTGAAAGACAAGAACATTAAGCCTGAGTGCGTTGTTATGTTGACCGACGGCTACATCGGGGACTGGGGTAGCGACTGGGCGGCTCCGCTTCTGTGGTGCGTGGTTGGCAACAATGCGATGGCTCCGGTCGGCAAGACGATCCATATCAAAGACTAAAGGAAAGGGGAACGACATGATGATTATTGAGTTTGGTTGGAGCAGTAGGTTTGTCATCAAGACCCAAGATGCAATCAAGATCTTGGAGATTCTTGAGAAGTCTGAGATGTACGAAGAGAAGTGGCGCAAGGTTGAGGACGGTGGCACGACGTATCACATCTGGCCCGCCGAGACCGACAAGTTGCCGAGCGTCAAGTTGATCAGTGAGTCTGCCTGCCAGATGGCACGGCTGGCTGGTAAATCCGTAGATAAATAAAGGAGAGATGAAATGGGTATCAATGCATCCGCAGTTCTTGTTGAACTCAACATCAGCGTGTGGCCCGCGTCCAAGATCGACCGCGAGACCACCGACCAAACGAACGCTAACGCAGGTGCAGTGCGTGATGCGTCGCAAACCAAGAAGAACCTTTTCGCAGGCACATCACTGCGTAAGGACATCGAGAAGTTCGCTGCGCGGGTTCGCCTCTATCACAACCAGCACACGCTACCGTGGGCAGACAAGGGCGAGCGACTACTGCCGACCAAGTTATTCATGGACTACAAGCAGCACATGAATAGCTACGAGCTTCAGTTCACGATGATGTGTAACGAATTCTTTACTCATTATCCTACGTTAGTATCAGCAGCACCTACAAATCTCGGCAAGCTGTACAAACCTGAGGATTACCCCGACATCGAGGAAGTCAAGGCTAAGTTTGGGTTCCGACGTACGGTCAAGCCTGTGCCCGAGTCAGGTGACTTTCGCTTGGATGTACCAACCGAGGACATGGCTGAGCTTCGTGCGATGTTCGAGCAGCAACAGAACGAGAAACTGCGCGATGCGATGAAGGCTCCGTGGGAGCGGCTCTATCAGATGCTGCAGACCATCAGCGAGAAGATGACGGATGCAGAGGGCGACGACACCAAGAAGCGCTATCACGATTCGTTCATCTCCAATCCGCTGGAGCTGTGCGCGTTGCTGACCAAACTCAATATCACCAATGACCCCAAGCTGGAAGAAGCGCGTAGACAGTTGGAGCTGACGATGCTGGGTGCGAACCTTGAATCGTTGAAGGAAGACAGCGATGCGCGTAGTGATCTGAAATCTAAAGTAGACGCAATCATCAATAAGTTCGAATGGTAAGGAGAGAGTCATGTCAGGATTCAATGCACTAACGCTACCCAATGTGAGACTAAACCAAAAACTTCTTGATCGTTGGCCCACACACACTTACTTCTTGAACCGTGGTACCCCCTACGGGGAGGTCATGAGCACGGTGATTACAAAGAACCCCCACTGGGATTTTGAGTTGATGGGTGGCGAGGTTAGGGGTGAGGATACCTACGACGTTAGACACATCAAGGTATACGCAGGTAAGGAGTGGCTCGGTACGGTTAGCTACGAGTACCACGGGTCTGAGCGCAAGATCCACATTGCCAATGCTCGCATAGCCTCAGAGCGTGTACGCAACCAGGGCAAAGCAGTTACGGCTGACCCCAAACGTGCGCTGTCTCTGATCAACAAAGCGTTCTATCGCAAGACTCCGGTAGAGCTTATGGCGCAGGCAAGGGGGGAAGCAAGTAACTTGCTATACAGAATCAACTCCGACATAGCGATGAGGTTTACTCAGCGCAGGAATAATTTTAACGAGAGCGCGGGCGAGTTCGTTATGGCTATGCAGCTAGGGCTTGCTTCTGTTATGAGCGCCTATTCGAAAGGGGATGATTTGATGGGCAAGATCGCCGAGTGTTCGCGGCTGTCCGTGGAGCTGTCTGACGTAAGAAACTTGTGCAATCTCAATATCACAGATAGCACAACGACCGTGGTTGTTATGCCCGTAGGATATGTGGTACACTCCGGCGATACACTGTCAACTCACACAGATGAGACGCTTCCAGAAGACTTGAAAGGCCCGCTGGGTATGTTGAAACTTACGGAAGCAGGGACCGTGCTGCCTATGGGCATCAGAATTAACGATACAGTGTTTGTTATTCGTACTGAAGGAGAGTCAGATGTTGCCTAAGTATAAGAAGACAACCGACGTACAACAAACGTGGCGTGAGCATGGGTGGTCGCCCCCGAGCGAAGACCCGGATGTTAGAAGCAAGTGGGCGTACTTCAGAACGTTAGACACGGAGAGAACCAATGACAAAGAACGAGACCTGCCTACACAGATCGATAGCCACCATGTCTGATATAACCACAGGCAAACCTACTGCGTGGGTATGCACTAGTTGTTGGGCAAGGTTTACCCCCGACGAACACAACGAGAAGCTTGCCGAAGCTTGGAACGCAGCCCTTGACAAAGCTGTCGAGCTGATCGAGTGGCACGGCGAGAACACCAAAGATCTGTTGGGCGAACTGGAGATGTCGCGAAAATGAACCATGACGAGATGAAAGAGCAGCTAACTAAGCTGCTTATGGAAAGCTACGACAAAGGTGTCGCCGACACGATGCAAGCGGCAATGGATGCGCTAGAGAAAGTTACTGCCCTTGTTGCCGCAGCCGAGCTCGAGCAGGGTGAGAAGCAGAATTACATCAAACTTGAAGCGGCGTATTTTAGTGGCTTGGCAGATGGAAAAGAGGTTGTTGAGCGCCAATGGGTCGGGCTGACGGCGAAGGAGATTAACGCGCTCTATGTACAACACCATAATCAATTTGGTGAGTGCATATCAGGCGACTGGGGGTATGAACGCGACATCGAAGCAAAGCTAAAGGAGAAGAACGGTGGATGAGTACCGTGTTGACGTGCGGGTACGCAACAATCTTCTGTTGTCCGCAATCGAAAATGCGGGGTTTAAAACCGTTGCTGAGTTTTGCAGAGAGCTAAAGCTAAACGCCACCACGCTAGGTAAGCTAATCAACTTAAAAGAATCGCCACTTCTGCAAGACGGAACATTCTCGGCGACGGCACAACGTATTCTTGATCACCTTGGGGCGTTGCCAGAAGACTTATGGACGCAAGACCAGCTCTTTATGTCTTTGGAGAGCAACAAGAAGACGCTCACACTAGATCAAACGCAGCTTGAATTGTTGACGTACGGCCATTCCGATCACACGCCAGTGTCTCTTGAGGAGGAGGTGGACAAGAAAAAGATTCAAGACGCCGTGACTGAGGTACTCAGTACGCTTACTCCCCGCGAAAAGAAATTTTTGGAGTTGCGGTTTGGATTAAACGGTTTTGATTCTGAACTTACTCTTGATGAAATTGGCAAGATTGGTGACGTAAGCAAGGAGAGAGTGAGGCAAGTGCTTCTTAAAGCTTTAAGAAAGCTCAAAGAACCATATCGGTTGGAACGATTGACAAACGCAACGGGGCATATAAACCCGCCGGAGGATCTCGAAAGGAGAGATGGAGATACTGAGCTATTACTTTGATCAAGAGAGTGGGCAAATGGTTTTAGAAGTCGATTATTGATAGGAGGAAAATGTATGAAACCTGTACTGTGGATACACAAAGCAAGCGGACGAATTCGGTTTAGCGGTGATGGGTTGCCCCCTTCATGGATACCTCTGTATGCAAAAGAAGACCTAGAGCTGGATCCCCTCCAACGAGAAGGTTCGCCTGAGCTAACCGACAAGACTCGGCGTGTTTGGGATTATGTGAAAACGCGTAAGACACCGTTTGAAGCGGGTGTTGTTGCCGAGCAGTTCCATAACTCAAGCGCAGCAATCACGAAGCATCTGCATACGTTGTACGCAGCAGGGATGCTGACCCGTACACGAAAAGCCAACAAAGTTTTGTGGTCAGTCAACTATGTCGAACCAACTGAAAAAGCCAAGGTCGAGCCAGTCAAACCAGCCAAGGCAGTCAAGCCAGTCGAAGCCTCAGTGGCCGTTCCCAAACCAACTCCTAAGCCACAGCCAAGCCGACCCGCCCCCAGTATCTGGCCGAGTAGTTCGTTCAACGCAATCAAAACAAGCTACCCCAACATACGTGGATATGATGACTGACGTAGGAGAAGCAAAATGGTAGAGAAAAAGGGAAGGGGTCCGGGCAAGAAGGCACCACTGGTGCTGACCAGCATACGGCTACCCAAGTACGCAATGGATTATTTCAAAGTAGTTCACCCTGAAGGAAGGCAAGTGAAGATGAGAGAAGTATTGGTTTCGTATGTTGATGCACAACTGAAGCAAGGAGAGAGCAGTGAGTGAGGTAACCGTGTCTGAAGTAACTACAGTGTCGGGGGTTATGAACCCGCCGAGCCAACCCGTAGCGGTAAAAATCCGTGACTACAAAGTCGCCAATCCAAACGCAACCGCTAAAGAGATCGCCGACGCGCTCAAGCTGAACGTGGACTACGTACATTCGCGTTTGTATCTAGAGCGGAAGAAGCAGGAAGCGGCGAAGAGGAAACGTGGGCGTCCGAAGGGCACGACAAAACCCAAAGCCCCAGCGGGTAGCATCGTATTTGTACCTGCGGCTTCTACGGATACCGCTGTGCAGCAGCACCCACTGCATGAAGTGTTTATCAAAGCCATCAACCAAGCCATGTACGGTAAGGGCGAAAGGCATGGCGGTGCAGCGACACCGTTCATGGATCAGCCTTGGGCGCACTACGCCAAGTTGCATGGGCGTGGGTTTTTGACCGGGCAAGCTGCGAAGAAGTTGGAAGAAGCAGCAAGTACTAGAGAGGGCACAGCGTTTGAAGACGAGATGCTCGGCGCGATGGTGTACATCGGTATGGCGGTACTCAACAACAGGAGCGGTAAATGAAGAACTCACTCGGTACAGGTGATCGTAAGGTCGATAGGATTGAGACGATTGTTTACGAACTGAACGGCATCACGTATGTGCCTCACTTTCGGAACAACAGCATCTACGTAGGTCCGGGCTACCCAATCCACAACATGATGCGGTTCTCTGACGTAGACCTTCAGATGATGGGCGCTCGCCCCCAGACCATGATGATGTGGCCGAGGGGTGTATCCGGCGAGGTTTCTGACAGGAACCCGTGATGGATCTAGGCCCGCCTCTGGCGGGCCTATGACCGTTCCCCCTACAGGAGAAGAACATGGCGGCGACACCGGAAGCAAAAGTCAAAGCGAAAATAAAAAAGATCTTGGAAGCAGAAGACGTTTACTACGCTATGCCCATCGGATCTGCGTTTGGTAACTCAGGGGTGCCTGACTTCCTATGCTGCGTAAACGGATTCTTTATGGCTATCGAAGCCAAGGCAAACGGTGGGAAAGCTACCGCCCTACAGAAGAAGCATCTACAAAAGATCAATGCCGAGGGCGGTTATGCGCTCATCATAGATGAAGAAAACCTCTCCCATCTGGCAATCATGGTTCGAGAGCTTAAGGAGATGAAGGTATGAGCGAGCCGCCAAAAATACTAACCATAGACTTCGAAACGTTCTACTCGCAAGAGTTTTCCTTAACCAAACTAACGACTGAGGAATACGTAAGGTCGCCTGAGTTTGAAGTAATCGGCGTAGCTGTGCAGGTAGATGACGGTGAACCCGTTTGGTTCAGCGGGACGATGGCGGATACAGAAGACTGGCTGAAACAATTTGATTGGGGCAAGTCAATCGCTGTGGCGCATAACGCTATGTTCGATGGTGCAATCCTCACATGGTGCTTTGATATTCGCCCAAAAGCTTGGGTCGATACGTTGTCTATGGCTAGGGCGCTACACGGTACGGAGGTAGGGGGTAGCCTCGCCAAGCTCGCCGAGCACTACGAGTTGGGAGTGAAAGGAGAAGAAGTTATTGCGGCCAAGGGGCTGCACAGGTTGGACTTCCCGCCTGAGCAGCTAGTCCGGTACGGAGAGTACTGCTGTAACGACGTTGCACTTACGTACAAGTTGTTCAGGGCTATGGGGGAAGAGTTCCCAGCTATAGAGTTCAAGCTGATCGACCTCACCATCAAGATGTACTCCGACCCCGTGCTCCGTCTGAGTTCAGACTTCCTACGGCACCACATAGCGAAGCTGGCCCAAAGAAGAAAAGAACTGTTGGAGAACTTCGACGAAGATACGTTGATGAGCAACCCGCAGTTCGCCGACGTGCTCAGAAGCTTCGGGGTTGAGCCGCCGATGAAGACGAGCCCCACCACGGGCAAGCTGACGTATGCGTTCGCTAAGACGGATGAAGGATTTAAGGAGTTGTTGGAGCATCCCAACCCTGATGTACAAAACCTTGTGTCTGCGAGGTTAGGAGCTAAATCTACGCTGGAGCACACGCGCACGCAGCGTTTCCTTGAGATCGCAGAGCGGACCAGAGACAGCACACTGCCGGTGCCTTTGCGCTACTACGCGGCGCACACTGGGCGTTGGGGCGGGGACGATAAGCTCAACCTGCAGAACCTCCCCCGGACATCCCCCCTCAAGTCGGCGATCAAAGCACCCCCCGGCTATGTAATTATCGACGCTGACTCTTCTCAGATAGAAGCACGGACGTTGGCGTGGCTGGCAAGACAGGATGATTTGGTAGATGCGTTCGAGAAAAAGCAGGACGTATACAAGATCATGGCCGCAGCCATCTATCACAAGCCAATCGAAAAGATCTCGAAAGAGGAACGGTTTGTTGGTAAGACGACAATTTTGGGTTGTATTTCCGAGGGAACGCTGGTATTGTCCGATTCAGGGTGGAAACCTATTGAGCAAATCACCCTGCAAGACAAACTTTGGGATGGAGAGGAGTGGGTATGCCACCAAGGATTACAGAACAGCGGCATCAAAGAAACGTTGAATCTTTGCGGGATGTGGTTAACACCAGACCACAGAGTGTGGTCAGGGACGCAATGGCTGGAAGCGCAATTTCTGGTGCAAGACGCAGATACCCGCTCCCAAGCATTGGGCATCGCAGCGGAAAACTTACCGTTACAGGCTACCTTCGCGGACAGAGGGGAGGCGTTTCTGCGCTTATCGTCAGGTGTGATTGCCGACTCGACGAGTACGTCGTGGACAACCATAACTTCAAAAATTTCAAAAGCACACGCTGTCCGCTTTGTGCCAAAACTGCGGCAAACAAAAAACGGTTTTGGCTGTATTCAAACGCAATGGCTAACGACGAGCACCGAACTCGACTTCTCAATCGACTGGCTGCTGCCATCACAAGATGCCACGCCCCAACCAACAACGCATACCCCCACTATGGGGCGAGAGGTATATCAGTACACAAGCAGTGGCGAGAAGATCGCGCTTCGTTTCTTGAGTACGTACAAACACTTCAAGGCTGGGATGTCCCGAGCTTTGAAATGGACAGGATTGATGTCAACGGGAACTACGAACCCGGAAACATTCGATTTGTCTCCCGAAGTGACAATCTTAAAAACAAGCGAAGAATTGCAACCCTTGAGGCAAAGATCGCAGACCTACGATCTCGCTTACGCAGGGCCGAGGAATCGCTACATGGTCTTGACTGCACAGGGGCCAATGATCGTACATAACTGCGGCTACGGCATGGGTTCTAAGAAGTTTCAGGCGCAGCTTAAGAACTTTGGGGTACAAGTTGAGTTAGAGGAGGCCGAGCGCATCATCCGTACCTACAGAGAACAGTACCCCCGGATAGTGAACTTTTGGAAAGAGGCACATGAGTTCGTACTTAAAGCTATTCTGAATGACCAATGGGTAGCGTTTGGTAGGAACGAAGTCCTTAGCGTAGACGGGGCGCTTGGTATCCACTTGCCTAACGGGCTACGTATTAAGTACCCTAACTTACGGGAAGAGTTGGCGAACGTAGACCCACGAGACGGGCCACACGCTTTTCAGATTGTCTACGACGCCAAGCGAGGTAAGCAGACACTAACCACCAAGATCTACGGTGGCAAAGTTGTTGAAAACGTGTGCCAAGCGCTAGCCCGAATCATCATTGGCGAGCAGATGCTAAAGATCGCCAAAAAGTATAGAGTTGTGATGACGGTGCATGACGCAATTGCATGTATCGCACCCAAAGAAGAAGCGGAGACAGCCAAGGAATACGTAGAACTGTGCATGAGGCTCAGGCCTAACTGGGCACTTGCGCTACCCCTAGATTGTGAAGCTGGCTATGGAGAGAGCTATGGCGACTGTTGATAATGGACTTGTGGATTACGCATACCCGATGATGATGGCGCAGAAAGCGCTTAAGGATGCACACTCAGCGGTGCTGCGTAAAGATTTCGAAGGGGCTATTGAGCAGACCATGCTCGGTATTGCCGAGACCAAACTCATGCTGAACGCCCTCAAAGAGCTGCAGGAGCTTTACCGGTGAAGCCTCTTGTCTGGTCGTTCAGCAGCCTCAAGACTTTTGAGCAGTGCCCTCGAAAGTACTATCACACTAAGATTCTCAGAGACATAGTAGAGAGGGACACTGAGGCAACGCTGTACGGCAAAGACGTGCACACTGCGGCAGAGAATTACATCAAGGAAGACAAACCGATCCCAGCCAAGTACGGGTACATGCAACCTGTACTAGATCAGTTGAAAGGTCTGGAAGGGGATAAGTACGCGGAGCTGAAGCTTGGGCTGACCAAAGACTTATACCCCTGCGACTTCTCAGCTAAAGACGTATGGTGGCATGGGATCGCCGACATGGTTGTGGTCAACTCAGAAAAGAAGCTGGCGTACTCCGTTGACTTCAAGACCAGCAAGAACGCACGGTACGCGGATACGAAGCAGCTTGATCTTGTTGCAGTCGGCTTATTCAAGAAGTTCCCCGAGATCCAGCGGATCAAGTCTGCGATTATCTTCGTAGTGAGTAACGATCTTGTCCGCGCCGAGCATGTCGCAGAAGACGTGCCGAAGTACATAGACAAGCCCGCCAAGACTGTTGCTAGGATAGAAACGGCAATAAGTAATAACGTGTGGAACCCGGTGCAGGGGCCGTTGTGTAAGTTTTGCCCAGTGCATCAATGCGAGTTCAATAGGAGCTAAGCGATGCCTTACGTGAACAAACCACGCCCGTACGCCAAAGAGTACGAGCAGTATGACGTTACCCCTAGCGTTAAGAAAAAGCGCGCCGCGCGTAACAAGGCAAGGCGCATAATGGAGCAAGAAGGGCGGGTAAAGAAGGGCGACGGCAAAGACGTTGACCACAAGCAAGCCCTGAGCAAAGGCGGCGCAACTACACGTAGCAACCTACGAGTAAAGAGCGCTTCTTCCAATCGGTCGTACGCGAGGAATAGCGACCACACACCAAAGTGAGCACCTATGACATTAGATGAATATCAGTGGCCTGCGCCACTGGGAATGAAACCGTTCGCGCATCAGAAGATAACGTCAGAGTTTTTAATAGGGAACCGAAAAGCCTTCTGCTTCAACGAGCAGGGCACAGGTAAGACGGCTGCAGTGATATGGGCAACAGACTATCTGATGTCCATTGGGGCGATCAAACGTGTGTTGGTCATATGCCCTCTGTCCATCATGCGAGCCGCATGGCAACAAGATTTGTTTCAGTTTGCCATCCATAGAAAGGTATCTGTAGCGCACCACGCAAACCCAGATACCCGCAAGAAGCTCATCAACAACGGTGCCGAGTACGTGATCATCAACTTCGACGGCGTAGAGATCGTCAAGAACGAGATCATCAACGGCGGGTTTGATCTTGTTGTAGTTGATGAAGCATCTGCGTATAAGAACGCACAGACTACACGCTGGAAATGTTTGCGTGACGTGATGCGCCACATCAAAGGCTTGTGGATGCTGACGGGGACACCTGCGGCGCAGTCTCCTCTGGATGCGTACGGATTGGCAAAGATGGTGAACCCCAAGAACGTACCGCCTTTCTTTGGTCAGTACCGCGACACAGTGATGACCAAGGTGAGCATGTATCGGTGGGTGCCTCGCCCCGGTGCCGACCAGATCGTGTACAAAGCATTGCAGCCTGCTATCCGGTTTGAGAAGTCGCAGTGTCTTGACTTACCGCCTGTGACGTTTATCTACCGAGAAGCGCCGATGACTAGACAGCAGCAGGCGTACTACGATCAGCTAAAGAAGGACCAGCTCATCGTCGCAGCGGGGGAAGAAGTGTCCGCTGTCAACGCAGCCGCGCAGCTCAACAAACTGGTGCAGATTGCGTGTGGGTCGGTCTACACAGACAAGGGAGAGGTAGTTGATTTTGATGTCTCCCCACGTCTTGCTGTAGTCAAAGAGATCATAGAAGAGACCGCGCAAAAGGTACTGATCTTCGTGCCGTACACGCACACCATTAACTTGTTGGAGCGGTACTTAGCCAAGGCCAATATCCCCGCAGAGGTCATCAGCGGTGACGTATCTGTCAATAAACGGACCGATGTAGTGAACCGGTTTCAGACCCAACCCACTACCAAAGTTCTTATCATCCAGCCTCAAGCCGCGTCACACGGTCTCACGCTGACTGCAGCCGACACCATCATCTGGTATGCGCCGATCACAAGCGTAGAGACATACCTGCAAGCCAATGCTAGGATAGATCGACCGGGACAGAAGCACCCCATGACAATCGTGCACGTGAAGGGTAGCTCTGCAGAGCAGCGGCTGTACGCGCTGTTGCGAGGAGGCGTAGCCCATCACACTAAAATCGTGGACCTGTACCGCGAGGAACTAACTACCCCTTGACACTGTAAAGTGTTGTGGTAGTATTGCCATCCCAACTGAAGGAGATTATAAAAATGTCAGACCCGCCGAGTGGGGGTGCAGCCCCCGCTTTCGATAAGCTCGCCGAGGCGTTCATCAAGATACGCAACGCCAGAAGCAAGCTCAAGACTGAGTACGAAGCAGAGGACAAAAAGCTGGCCGATCAGGCTACGCTACTTGAGACTTCTATGCTTGATGCCTGTAAGCAGTCGGGTATCGACAGCGTTCGTACCCCCCATGGGACGATCATCCGTTCGGTGAAGTCACGCTACTGGACGAATGATTGGGATTCGATGTATCGGTTCATTAGAGAGCACGATGCGTTCGCCCTGCTAGAGAAGCGCCTTCATCAAACCAACATGAAGGAGTTCCTCTCAGAGAATCCAGAAGTTCAGCCCGTCGGGCTCAATGTGGAAAATGAATACACCGTAGTCGTTAGACGTTCAAAAGGAACCCCAAATGAGTAACCAAGTAACTGTGATCGACCAGAACCTCCCCGATTTTCTCCGCGAAGCTGGTGTTAGCGCACTGACTAAGCAACTTGCGGGTAAGACCGGAGTAGCACGGATCGTCCCCAAGAACGGTATCTTCCGTAAGGTTGTCGGCGGCGAAGAGATGGGCAAAGCCAAAGGCCCGCTCCACGCTATCGTGGTCAACGCTTCCCCCCACGTAGGTCGCATCTTCTACGCGAAGCAGTGGACTCCCGATGCCGAGCCGACTGCGCCGGATTGCTTCTCAAACGATGGTCGTGCGCCTGATGCCGGTGCTGCCAACCCGCAGTCTGACCGGTGCGATAGCTGCCCCCAGAACATCAAAGGTTCGGGCCAAGGGCAGTCGAAGGCTTGCCGCTACTCGCGTAGGCTGGCGATCCTGTTGGAAGAAGATTTTGGTACTGCGCTCGAAGGGCGTGTGTATCAGATGAACCTTGCTTCGAAGTCTTTGTTTGGTGATAGCCCGTCGGACAAGCTGCACCCGTTCGACAACTACTGCAAGTTCCTCGCCAACAACGGCAAGAGCATTGACCATCTGATCACTACGATCAGCTTCAACGAAGACAACGACAACCAGTCGGTGTTGTTCTCGGCAACCGACTACATCAACCGGCAGCAGTTTGATGTCATTCAGAAGGTTGGTGGTACTGAAGAAGTCAAACGTATGGTTGTGATGACGCCGTACCAAGCAGACGCTTCAGGTCGTACGCCTAAGTTGGAAGCCCCAAAGGAAGCACCTGCAGCGCAAGCTGAACCGGTGAAGCGGGAAGCCAAGAAGCCTGAGCCTTCGGTGGAGAAGAAAGATCTCAACGCCGTTCTTAAAGCATGGACTGACGAGGAGTAAAAATGAGCCACGGTTACAGCCAGAGCTTAGTGCAAGCCAACAAAGAAGCGAGTGCTAGGCTTCTGGGTGTAGCCTTGGGTCGTCATTGCATCAAGCAGGGTATTAGTGTGAGCGATACCGCCGAGCGCTTCGGTGTAAGCCGGATGACGGTTTACATGTGGTTCAAAGGCGAACGCAATCCTAACCCTGCTGTTGCAACCCAGATCCAACGCTACATAAAGAAACGCAGAACATGAGCTTTGACCTACTGGATACCATACTGCCGCAGGAAGGGCGGTACTGTGTATTCGCGTATGGTAAGTACCCAGATCAGCGACTTCTAGATACACGAGAAGAAGTAAACGCCGCTATCGAGCAGTTCGTAGATAAGAAAGCGGATGTTTATTTTGCTTGCGCCAAGTTCGGTCCGGAGAACAATCGAACCCAAGAGAACGCCCTGTACTTCAGGGCGCTTTGGCTGGACATAGATTGCGGACCGACCAAAGGCGTACCAGATAGCAAGGGGCGCATCAAAGGCTATCTGACACAAGACATTGGCTTGCAAAAACTGCAGGAGTTCTGCAAAGCAGTAAAGCTGCCAAAACCAATACTGGTGGACTCCGGTAACGGAATCCATGCGTACTGGTTGCTCGAAGAAGTTCTTAGTCGGAACGTATGGAACTCACTGGCGAACCGACTAAGAGACTTGTGCACCGAGCAAGGGTTGATTGTGGACCCGAATGTCTTCGAAGCATCTCGTGTGTTGCGCATCCCCGGCACGTATAACTTCAAGAACAAAGATGCGCCGTTGCTTGTCTCAGTTCTGAGTACTACGACAACGCGAATGAGCTATGAACACGTCAAGACTTTGCTTGGCGCACCGGAGCCAGAAAAGGAGAAACCAGACTTCATCCCCAAGGGGGTGAGCCCGATGATGGAAGCACTGTTGGGCAACCAGATCAAGCGGTTCAAGACGATCATGATCCGCTCGGCGAACGGGGATGGGTGCCAACAGCTTGTACATTGTTTTGAGAACCAAGCAGAACTAGAAGAACCGCTCTGGCGGGCAGGTCTGTCGATTGCAGCTTTCTGCATTGATGGAAGGGACGCAGCCCACAAGCTATCCGACAAGTACCCCGGATACGACCGCGATGAAGTCGAGATGAAGGTTGACTATATCGTAGCCAAGGGCGGTCCGTACACCTGCAGTACGTTTGAGAAGTTGAACCCTAACGGATGTGACGGGTGCCCACACAAAGGAAACATCAAGTCGCCGATTGTGTTGGGGTTAGAGATAGCTGAAGCCGACGATGACGCAGTTGTAGCGCAAGACGAAGAAGGTAAGACAGAGACTTATCAGATACCTGAGTACCCTTTCCCGTACATCAGAGGTAAGAACGGCGGTATCTACAAGAAGCCGACAGACGATGAAGATGAACCGGTGCTTGTGTACGAACACGATCTGTACGTGGTCAAGCGTATGCACCATTCAGGGCAGGGAGAGATAGTTCTTTTCCGCCTGCATCTTCCAAGAGACGGGGTGAGAGAGTTCTCTATCCCAGCTACATCGGTAGTAGTCAAAGAAAAGCTGCGCGAAGGCTTGGCGCATTACGGGGTTATGCCGACACCGAAGCAGATGGATAACCTCCTGCACTACACGACAGCTTTCGTAAAAAACTTACAGTATCAGAAGAAGGCAGAGATCATGAGGACGCAGTTTGGTTGGACTGAAAAAGATGGCAAGTTCATCTTGGGAGACAAGGAGATCACAAAAGACGGGGTGTTCTATAGCCCGCCATCTAGCGTGACCAAAGAGATCGTGCATCACATACACGCTGCGGGAACGATTGAGAAGTGGAAAGAAGTATTCAACATGTACGCGCTACCGGGGCTGGAGCCCCATGCGTTTGCTGCGCTTACTGCGTTTGGTTCGCCTCTGCTCAGGTTCACCGGGCTTGAGGGCGCGATCATCAACGTAATCTATTCCAAGTCTGGATCGGGCAAGTCCACTACCCTGTATATGTGCAACAGCGTCGTGGGGCACCCCAAGAAGCTAGGGTCGATCTGGAAAGATACGTTCAACACCAAGATGCACATGCTGGGGGTGATGAACAATCTAGCCAATACGATTGATGAGATAACGAACACCACGGCTGCAGAGTTCTCGGATCTGGCGTACAGCTTGAGCCAAGGCCGAGGCAAGAACCGCATGAAGTCTCAGAGTAACGAGATGCGGGTCAACAATACTTCGTGGCAGGGCATCACTCTTACATCTTCCAACGCATCCTTCTACGAGAAGATGGGGCAAGCTAAAGACAGCCCTGACGGAGAGATGATGCGGTTGCTGGAATACCGTATCGAACCAAACAGTGTGATCGACACCGCGCTCGGCAAACAGATGTTTGACCATCAGTTGTTTGAAAACTATGGTCACGCCGGAGAGATTTACATACAGTGGGTACTCAACAATCTGGAAGACGTTAAGTCTCTGCTGTACAAAGTGCAAGCTAGACTGGACAAAGAGGTTCGGTTCACTAGCCGAGAGCGGTTCTGGTCGGCACTGGCAGCTTGTAACATCACCGGCGGATTGATTGCACGGCACATAGGACTGTGCAACTACGACATGACTGCCATCCGCGTTTGGCTGGTAGGTATGTTGGGCGACATGCGGGAGGATGTTAAGCCCCCGGAGACTTCCGTGGTCATGCTGCTCGGTGACTTCATCAACATGAACCTGCACAAAGCACTGATTGTAAACAACGAAGTCAACTCAAACAGCTCCATGATCCCACTGCCGCAACTAGAGCCAAAGGGGGAGTTGCTTATCCGTTATGAGCCAGACACCAAAGACTTGTACGTAACGGCAAATAGCTTCAAAGCCTACTGCGTCGGCAAACAAATCAACTACAAGGAGACGTTGGCTGAGCTAAGCAGCAAAGGGGTTTTTGTTGAGGCTTTGAATAAGCGTATGAGCAAGGGCATGAAGCTTGTGACTCCTGCAATACGCGCACTAAGATTCAACACAACCAGCTTTGACCTACTGAACGTAAGCAACCACGTACCGAAGATCGAAGATGAAGATCGATCAAGTGATGTATGAAATAGACTGGTCTAAGTTCCACAAAGGGTACTCATTTTTCGTACCCTGCATAGACCATGTAAGAGCGCGAGTAGCACTTAGTGAGGTTACAAAAAGGTTAAAGATTGAAGTAATAACCAAAGTAACCATCGAAGAAGGAGTGAAAGGATTGCGGGTATGGAGGGTTTAGGCTATAGTCAGGCCGTTCGTTCCTCCTGTCCTTCTCTCCTTCAGTACCTTAGCCCCGGCGCAATGCCGGGGTTTTTTATTTGCGGGCGCGCGCAGCCTCCGCTTCCAACTTCTCAATCGGCACGTTAAACAACTCCCGCACTAACGGGTAGTACCTAGGTTCGATAGGCAGACCCCGCTCAGTTGCATACATCCTTTCAAAACGGTTCTTCAAAGAGGTGTTGATGGTGTCCGAATCGATGGCAACCGTGGGGTTCCTGCGGTTGAAGTCGATGATCTTGTCGAGCACTTTATTGATGTCGTCGCTTCCGCGAGTGGTCTCAAGTGCAAGTCGATTGAGCAAAGACTTCCGGCTGTTTTCAAT